CCTCTTTTGATTTTTCAAGTTGCCCGGAAAATATCGGGATACTGATCGAAACCAGCACTCCGATAATCGCCACGACAATCAGAAGTTCCGCAAGTGTAAAACCATTTTCATTGTGAGCAGTCTTTTTCATTTCCCCTCCTATTTACTCACCAGAAATCTGATTTCATTCTACTCTCGCGGCTTTTTCTTTGAAAGTGGTCTTCCTAAGGAACTTATTTTTCAAATTGCATCAAAAACGCCTGAAATCCTCCTGCGTTGCAACTTCTGCATACTCATCTTCACAGAGATCATTTCCGGATTCGATGAGAAGATCCATCACCTGTCCCTCTTCCATCTGATCAAGCTCCCATAAAGAGAGCCCGATCTGCTTGGCGCGAAGAAGATACAACGCCGTGTTTATTTCCCTCTCGCTTTGGCGGCTTCTTTTTTTGGGACCGAGGACGTTACCCGGTTCCCAAGGTAAAGCGTTACAAAATCCTGCATGTGAAGAAACAGCTCTGCTCCTTCAAACTGATCTGCCCAGGCAAGGAAGGAATCAAAACTAAGCGTGCCAAGATCTTTCTTTTCTGCCTGCGCATTCATGATGAAGGCAAGCTTATCTCCAACGCTCGTATCTGCTTTTCCATCCTCAATCGTCTCCATATGGTTTAACAAAACCATGAGATCCTGGTGAAAGACCTGGCGAAACCGGTACGCCGTGGTTCCTGTTGCAAGAAAGGAGAAGTTCTTTTCTCCTTCCTGCGTATGAAGTGTAAGTTCCTGATACATAGGTGCCCCCTTCGTTATCCTTTCTTTCCAGTAGCTTCACCGACACCGGAAACGGTGTTCTCTTCTACCTTTTTCTTTGGCTGATAAACTTCGGTATACCAGCTCTGATAGACCGCATCCGTCGTATCCAGAGAGCTTTTTGCCTTTACGATGTTCTTTCCAAGGCTTGCATTTTTCACCGTTGTCGCATTGATTGTCAGTGTCTCTGTCTGTACCTCAATCGAATCCTCCTTCGTTTTGGACTCGACATTTGGTCTTGTCGCTGTGCAGTTGTACATGACATGACGGATCGGATCTTCGTCTCCGTCAAACTCAAACAGCAGAGCAAAATGAACCGGCTGCGCATCCGCATCCTCGATAAGGACTCCGTTGGCATCTTTGATCTCTCCCAGGATCTTTTCTCGAAAATCCTCCGGGACCATCGCCGATTCAAAGTCTCCGCTGTATCCGCTGTTTGCATTCGTCACAAAGTACTGAATGCCATCCGCCCAGAACACCGTCTGATCCCCCTGTGCTTCCAGGGACATGTTCACGGCTCCCGGCCACGATACCGGCACATCATACGTTGCCGTTCCATCCTCGGAAATCGTAGCAACGGCGTAGTGCACGTTTTTTAAGTTGTACTTGATCTTATTCTTCTTACTCATCTTTGTTCCCCCACTCGAACGTATAGACCACTTCATAGAGTCTTTCCGTGCTGATCCATACCTCGGTCTTGCTGTAGAAGATCCCGGCTTTCTTGAAGAGCTTCTCCAGTTTCTTTTCGATTCTCCGATCCTTCTTATCCGTATAAAGCTCGATGTCAAACACATAGGATTCAAAATACGGGATTCCATCGGCAGAAAAGTGATTGCTTGCCGGAATCCGGAAGCAGACAAAAGGCGGATCCTTGCTCTCTCCCTCTGCGAAATGGTCATAGGCAAAGGGAAGGCCAAGCTCCTTTAAAATGGTTACGATCTCATCCATGCCGGATCTCCTTTTTGATTTCTTCTTCTAACATCTTTGCAGCGTGCTCTCTGGCGGGTTCGATATGCGGAATTCCCTCCACTCTTCCCCCGCCTCTTTTTGCATGACCATTCTCCAAAAGGTGCGTAAGCTGGTAAACGCCTGCATAGACGGTAACTTCCAGCTCTTTGGAGTCCTCATGCGTTTTCTTTTGCTTCCAGCTTTTTCCATACCTTCCTGTTTTCTTAGGAGAAGATGCTTTGAGCTCCTTTACTGCAAGATCTGCCGCCTGTTTGACGGACCTTTTTACTTTCTCGGTAACACTCTCCTCATAGGTATCCAGCGCCTTTTTGATGGTCTTTGATAAATCCTCCGGTTTTATCCGAACGCCCGCCATGGTCACCTCCTTACTTTCTCGCACTGAAACGTAAGACTCTTTTTCTTGCATCCCATGGGATCGATGGCATAAACGTTGTAGATTTTTCCGTCATGGAGGATGCGGACCTGTGTGGAATCCAGCCCTGCAAGGATCTTTGTATCTCGCACCAAAAAGTTCAGCTTTTCGTGTCCTTTTATGGTGCCAGCTTCCAGATCTTCCGTATCTGAAAGGCTGCCGGAAATTACCATCGCCCAGCAGGAAAAATAATCCTTCCACGCGCTCCTATGGTTTCCAATCTCATCGATTGTGGTCTCGTTTTTCTGGATCACGATTCTGGTATTTAGCTTTGACACCTGCATTAAAACTTCACCTCCCGCACGCCAAACAAAAGAGACCGAAGAGAAAGAAGAAGCCCCCTGTGGTCTCCTTCTTCCCTGTGCTCATACAGGTAAGCTACTGCATACAAAGAAGCCGTTTGATAAACAGGCCCTTCCGGAAAAGGCAACTCTGCAGGAGTCCTTGTGACATCCCGGATCAATGACTCTGCTGTTTGCATCAGGTCTTTGATCAGTTCATCCTCATCCGGTCCGTCCACACGCAGATACGTCTTTACTTCCTCCAGTGATAACATCTCTCACCTCCATGACAAAGATAAGGAAGGACGCCAAAAGCACCCTTCCCCCCTTTTCTTAAGCCGATGCGCCCGCCTTCATGATCTGCACGGCTTCCGGCAGAAGTAAAAGGCCGTCCACACGCTCTTTTGCGACATACCCGATCATGCCATTTCCTGCAAACAGCTCTCTGAGCTCCTGGAAGGAACGGGTTCCTCTGTCACCGATGTTGTAGTAGCTGTAATCGCCAAAAGCGATAAACGGCTTCCCGGCTTCCAACTCGTTACAGTACGGAGACGTGTTTGCCTTATAACCGCAGATGCGATCCGGCTCACCTTCCTGATAAGACGGCTGCCAGATGTAGGAACCGTTGTTGTCCTTCAGTTTCCGGATGGCTGCCAGAGTGGAGTCATTTAAGAGGAAGGAAGCGGACTTACGATACGGTCTCTTTAAGCTGTAGATGAGAGTCAAGAGATCATCGGTCTTAATCGTCGTTCCAGAAAGTGTTACCCCAATCTGGCCGCCCTTCGTCTCATGAAACAGTCCCGTCGGCTTTCCGGTTCCATCCCCGTTTAAGAATGCATCCTCTTCGGCGTTCGCAAGCGCCTTACCGAACTGAGTTGTGATGTAGTTTGTAAGGTCAAAGGCGCTGTCATAAAGAAGCTCCTCCGTCACCTTGATGGCTACATGAAGCTTATGGGCATCCAGAATCTTCTGATCAAAGGATGCTTCTCCAAAGGACAGTGCACCGCCCTCTTCAATCCATGCAGCGGCAGGCTTTGTTCCTGCGATATTGATCTTATGCTCTCCGGAAGTCGTGATCTTGGTTCCAAGGCCTCGCATGATGTTTTCCTCTTCCAGAACATCGATCAGTCTCTGATCCCACTCATCCGGAACAAGGTATCCGCCGTCTGCGTCCACGCCCTCCTGCAGGACATTCGATACCTGGCGGAAGTTTGTGCGCATCGCAGTCAGCATATCCTTTGCGTACTGGTGGGAAAAGCGTCCCTTCTTTTCTGTCTCCTCATCCTCTGGCTTCTTTAACGATCCGGTAAGAGGTCTTGAAGTTGCCTTTTCCATCTCATCTTCGATTGCCTTCTGGCGGTTTAAGCGTTCGATCTCCTTCGTAAGATCCGTGATTTCCTTTTCCATGCGGTCATAGGTCTCCCCATCTTCCGCAGACAACACGCCGTTTTCTTTTCTGTGAGAGTCCAGAAAGCTCTTTGCTGCTTCCCACGCCCTTGCTCTCTTTGTAATAAGATCCTGAATATTCATCTAAAATTCCCTCCTTACATGATGGAATGCAAAAAATCGAGACGCTTTTGCAGTTCATCTGCATTTCGCGTCCCGATTTCTTCTTCGGTTTCTTCCTCTGGCTCAATGAGATCTTTTGCCTGGAAGTGCTGATTTACTTTGTTGGTAAACGTAGCGGCAAGCTGCCTTGCAGAAAACAGCATGCCAGATGTCTCATCTTTTGGATTCTCCTTCCTTTGCCCTTTTTCCTCTTTTGCCTCTTCTTTTTGGTCTTCCTCCTGATGAAGGCTATTTCGCTTCATGACATTATCTGCAAAGTGCAGCTCGACCGCCTTCGTCGCATCCATCCAGGTCTCATCGTCCATAAGCTTTGAGAGCTTATTTCTGGAAAGTCCTGTCTTATGGACGTAGGCATTGATGATGGAGTCTTTCACAGAATCCAGCATCTCGATTGCCTTTTGCATATCTGTCCGATCCCCCATCGCCACCGTTGCAGGATTATGGATCATCAGCATCGATACGGGACTTACCAAAACGGTATCTCCTGCCATTGCAATGACCGATGCCGCAGATGCTGCAAGGCCGTCAATCTTGACCGTGACATGCCCTTTATAATCGGTGAGCATGTTATAAATCTGCGCGGCCGCAAAGCAGTCGCCTCCCGGCGAGTTGATCCAGACGGTGATGTCTCCCTTTCCGTCAAAAAGCTCGCTCTTAAAAACTTCTGGCGTGACATCGTCATCAAACCAGGTTTCGCTTGCGATGGTCCCATTTAAAAGAAGGGTCCGTTCTCCCTCGTCCCCATCTTCTGTGGGTGCTTTATTTCGGACCCATTTCCAAAACTTATCCATTAACGATCTCCTTTCCATCTTTTCCTTTTTTCATTTTTCTGATTCTCTGGTGCATCTTCAGCAAGGTCTTCTTCGGATTCTTCCGCTTCCTTTTCTTCATCCTTCTCTCCTTCCTTCTGATAAGCAGCGCCCGCCATCTTTAGAGGCGTCATCGTTCCGTTTACCATAAAGAGGTTCCCTCCTTCTTCCTCTGGGATGAGGTCCCAGTTTTCCAGTCTTCTGACATCATTGGGACACATAAAGCCGTTATTAATTCCGGTCGCATAGCCCTGCATGCGGCTTTGATAATTTCCTCGCAAAAGCCCGTCCACATTAAACAGGGCAAAGAACTGTTTCTTTTCTTCCACGGAAAGCAGGCATCTACTAATGGAGGACTCGATTCTGGAGAGCCACGGCTGCAGGACATAGATAACAAATTCCAAAGACTGCTCCTCGATATTGGAAAACGTCGCATGCTCCAGATCTCCAATCATGTGCGGAGGAATTCGAAAAATACGGGCGATCTCATCGATCTGGAACTTCCTC